TTGTACTTCACCTTCCAAAGGCATATTTTGAACTTCATCCCAACTATTCATTGGTATTCCCATTGTTCTGGGATCATTAAATGATTCCATTGTACGGAATACATCCGTTGTTAATTTTCTAAAAGAATTTTCAGTAGAGTCCAATTCTTCTTTCATAAATCTTTCATCTTCAGAAAGATCAATCTGTTTTATTGCATCATCAGAATTACCTAAATCAACTCCAAGTCTAAACAAACTATCTACAGTATTATCAACTAATACACTTAATGCTCCAACTAAAACTGATGCTCTTTTAATAAATCCAAGAATAGATTTGTTTAGACTTGGTAAAGTAGTAAGTATCCACCCTACAAACATAACACCCATAAAATCTAAAATTCTACCCAAAAATCCTCTTGTACTCTTAGATACTACAGACCCAGTTCTTCTAATAGCACCACCAACTGTTGATGCTTCTATTTCATCTTCTCTATCTTTTCTTTTAATATTTTCTTGTCTCTTTCTAAAATAAGAATCATCACTACGTATTAATGTAGATTTATATTCTTTATCATCCTCAGTTTGCTTTTGTATATCAGTTGCTATTGCTTGTGATTTAATAAAACCAGTAGAAAAACTACTAACAGATCTACTAATACTCTTTATATTAATAGAAGATCTTAATAACGAATTTTTAACTATTGCGTTTGACATACTATGGAACTACTTGATAATTTTTATATGAATTATAAACATAATTATTAGCATTATTATTAGAAGATATTATTGGAGTTTGCTTATCACCACCACTAGTATTTGTACCAGATTGTGCTTGTACTGCACCTTCATTGCCAGAATCTGAAATAGTAACTGCAGACGATATTAAATTATTGCCAGATAAGTCTTCTTCACTAACAGATATTTTTTGGGAAACATTATTTTGCTTATTTTTATTAATTGGTACTATTTCCATAGTTTCCAAATCTATTCTCTTACCTTCTTTTTTTAATTCTTCTTCAAATTGATCTATGGGTACAACTTCTTCTTCATTATCACCTGTAGTATTTGGACTAACAGAGTCAGGATTAGGTTCATCACCATCTGCTTTTTTATCATCTTCAAATTCTCTATCTAGAAAGAAATCAGTCACTGGAGCCAGAAATTGGCCAATATTAGATAGACTTTTACCAAAAAATCCTTTTTTCTCTTCTTTATCACTATCACCCTCTTTAGTATCACTATCTCCAGTATCAGAAGTATCACTAGTTAACTCTGTTTGTGGAACAAATTCCTTCTTATCCTTATCATAATAAAGTTTTTCACCAGGTTTATCACCTTCTATCCAAGTTTCAGAGTCAAGATCTCCCATACCAATAGTTTCTTGATCTTCATCCTTTACGTTTTTCTTTTGTCCAGATAATTCCAAAAGTGGCATTCCACCTAATCCAGGAGTATTACTTACAATAAAATTATATGCTCTTTTAAATAAATTTATTATTGCCTCAAAAGGTGTAATAATTAAACCAGCAGTTGCAACTCTAAGAACTCCAGTCCTTAAAGCCATTAAAACTCCTTTTATAGATCCAAACTTACCTCTAGTTAATAATAATAAACTACCAAAAACAATAACATTTTTTGTTACGTTTGATATAATAGATTTTAATAGATCAGTATTTTTTGTACTTAAAGCCTTTACTGTTAAAACAACTTTATCAAGTAACCAAGCACCACCTATTGTAAAAAGAAAAGATGATAATCTAGACAATAATCCTCTAGTTTTTGCTGCAACTTTCTGAATAGGAGTAAATAATGAATTTTGTATTTTTTGTTCTATTTGACTTTCTTTTCCTTCTCTTAATCCTTGTTCTGCTAATACAGCTTCTCTATTTTGTTTTGCTTGTTCCCTTTGTCTTTCTAAAGCAGCATTAGTCTCTAAATTACTCTTTATAACTGTTAGAGACATACTTAAATTATTGACTCTAGCAGATATATTAGCAAGTTGTTGGGAAACACCACCTAATGCTAATGAATTTTGTGATATTAAATTAGTTGTAACTGGATCTGGTGCTGCTGGTGCAGGTGGTGCAGGTGGTGCAAAAACACTAGAAGGTACAGTCCTTCTAACTGCTTGTATTCCTCCTGCCAGTGGTGATGCTAGTTCAGCCATTTGATTGTTGTTGTGCCCTTAGATTTTCTTCTTCAATATACTGCTGAAGGAGAGAAATATAAATTTCTCTTTCCCAAGGCATCATATTTTCTAACTCTGTTAAACTATATTTATGATGCTGCATCAAAGCAAAATTCATTTTATAGTATGACGCAAGATCTTCATGTGCCATACTTATCCGAAAAAACTTTGTAATCCCTCAATCACAATTTCACTTTCGACCTGTGTATTTGGATTAATTACCTTAACTGTATGTGATAATTTAGGCATTGTTTCAAAGAATTTTTCAATTTCTTTAAATTGAGACGAATTTAATTGCTCTAAAAATTGTGACAATTCCTTTTTAGTACAATCAGAAGCAGCAAATGATTCTTCTTCAGAATAGACTTGTTCAATACAAGAAGCAATCAAATCAAAAGTATCATCAACATTTACATCACTTAAATTAGAAAAATTATTCTTAATAAATTCATCTAAAGATGGATATTTCATTCTTAAAGTATATTGATCATCAAGAACAATATCTCTTGAATGTTTTTCATCTGTTTGTACTTTTATACTATCAATATTAATCAAAGCTGGGACTTTTGTTTTTCTATCGTCTGGACAAGTAACCATAACTTCAATCTGTTCACCAACAGATTTTCCACGAATATTTAAAAACAAATATTCAATATCAAAAGTAGATAATTTTTCAACTTTAATTCCTCTTGTACTAATACAAGAAGAAATTACATTTTTAACCGCATTAGCAATTTGTTTAGTATCTTGACTTTCCATTGCTAATATAAGAATCTTCTCTTCTTTTACTAAAAATGGTCTAAATTTAATCTTCTTTTTAGATGAAGGTATAACCAACTCATAGGAAGGCGTTGCAATCTTTGGTAAAGGCATAATAAACTATAACAAGTCGTAATTTATATAGGTAGGTTTTTCTAATCTCTATCTCGACCTGCTTCTATATCATTGATACCATTTATTATTTCTTTACTGAGTCCCTGAGATTCAAGATAAGCTTGAGCACCAACGATTGGATTAGCATCAGATGCAGGTCGTACACTAGTTTGCCCTCTAGCATTAGTTACTGATATATTATCAGACGAATTTGATCTTGGAAATAAATTCTTATTATACTTACCAAAACTAGTTGTAAATTGACTTTTCTGCCTATTAAAATTAGCGTTATTAAGAGCTGTTCCCCTATCAAAAGCAAATGAGGTTGTTTCACCTGCAATATACCGATCATAACTAAAATTGCAAGTTGCTTTCAATACCTGTGCACCTTCATATGAAACTCTAGTAGAATTTAATGACATTGGAAATAATCCAATAAATTTATATTCTACAAATTGCCTATAATTTCTTTCAAATTTAATTACTCTAGTTTCATCAGATTTATAATCTTCAGGATATCTCATCCTAAAATGATATGCTGATTCATCCAAATTTGGTTGACTAGCACCACTAATATATTCCATCCAATGCTCTAAAAATTTTAAAGATTTATATAAATTATCAACATAAAATTCTAAACTTATTTGAGTATAATTTCTAGTATGAGCAAATCGTTCTACAACACCTTGATAATCACCAACTGTATTAATCGTTGCAAAAGCACTTCCAGGTAAAGACGCAGAAGAACATAATAAACCAATATCATCTAACTGAAATCTAGTATCTACACCCTTACTTCTTAAATGACCTGCTAAAGTATTAGGATCAAAAGAACTACTTTTAGGTAAACCAAATTTTACCAAATAATGATTTGTTTGAGCAACATTCTGGAATTTGGGTAAAATTCTTGATATTTGCTGTGGAATTGGAGCTGGCACTCTAAATACTATTATAACTTGTAATTCTATTTAGATGGCTTATAAGGGAAAATATCAACCAACCTTCCCTAGAAAATATAAAGGTGACCCTACCAACATTATATTTCGATCATTATGGGAAAAGAAATTTATGAATTATTGTGATAAAAATAAAAATGTTCTAGAATGGAATAGTGAAGAAATTATTATTCCATATCGTTCACCAGTTGATAATCGTATTCATCGTTACTTTCCAGACTTCTATATGAAGGTACGAGAATCTAATGGTACAATTAAAAATTATATAATTGAAGTTAAACCATTAAAGCAATGTTCCCCTCCCAAAAAACCAAAAAGACAAACTAAAGGTTATCTTAGAGAAGCATATACCTATGCCACAAATCAAACAAAATGGAAAATGGCAAGAGAATACTGTAAAGACAGACAATGGGAATTTAAAGTCGTTACAGAAAAAGAATTAGGTATTAAATAATGGCAAGAGAAACTTTCCTACAAGGTCAAAAAAGGAAACTAGCAGAACAAAGAAGTAATAGAATTACTCCAATTCTAGATGACTTG